TGAAGTATCTTAATGGTTGACAAAAGCCAGATCTAGTGCTATAATAATACTATAAATTACACAAAGGCAAACTAATGGCAACTTATATTCTAGTAGACACAGCAAACACATTCTTTCGTGCAAGGCACGTAGTACGTGGCGATATTGACACAAAGGTCGGTATGGCGTTTCATATTACACTAGCAGGTGTTAAAAAAGCATGGAAAGACTTTAATGCAGATCATGTAGTGTTTTGTTTAGAAGGACGTAGTTGGCGTAAAGACTTTTACGAGCCTTACAAACGTAACAGGCAAGTGTCGCGTGACGCACTAACACCTAGTCAGCAAGAAGAAGATAAAGTGTTTTGGGAGTGCTTTGACGAGTTTAAAAACTTTGTTACAGATAAAACTAACTGTACTGTTATGCGTCATTCGCAACTAGAAGCAGATGATCTTATTGCAGGTTGGGTACAAGCACATCCTAATGATCATCATGTTATTATTAGTACAGACGGTGACTTTGCACAATTGATTGCTCCTAATTGTAAACAGTATAACGGCATTGCTAATGTAACTATTACGCACGAAGGTTACTTTGATGACAAGGGTGCAGAAGTTATTGACAAGAAAACTAAAGAGCCTAAGTTAGCACCTAAGCCTGACTTTATGTTGTTTGAAAAGTGTATGCGTGGCGACACTAGTGATAACGTGTTTAGTGCTTATCCTGGTGTACGTACAAAAGGCACTAAGAACAAAGTAGGCCTTATTGAAGCGTATGCTGATAAGACTACAAAAGGTTACAACTGGAATAATATGATGTTACAACGTTGGACTGACCATAATGGTGACGAACATCGTGTACTAGATGACTATCATCGTAACGTAGTACTGTGTGATTTAACTGCACAACCCGGCAACATTAGAAGTATTATTAACGACACAATTGAAGAACATATGGTTGCTAAAGAAATTACACAAGTAGGCATGCGTCTTATGAAGTTCTGTGCTAAATGGGATATGCAACGTATTGCAGATCAAGCACAGGCATTTGCAGAACCATTACAAGCGAGGTATCCGTCATGACAATAAAAGCAAAAGAAGTCCTTAAGAATAAATTTTGGATTGTAGAAGAAAATGGTTCAAAGGTAGGAACATTAAGTGCCGCAGAAGAATGTTATTCTTATTCATGCGAGAAAGGTACTACTGTGTTTGGTGACTTTGACCAACTAAAGAAACACTTAGGAAAAATTAATTGGAGTACTACTGACTCAGTAGACACTAAATCAGACTTTGAAGTACACGGCTATCCAACAAGTTGCGAGCCGTTTAATCCTATGTATGATGTTAAAAATAAACTACCATTGTTTAGCAAAAGTAACAAGAGCAAAAGTCTTTATTGTGCAGGATATTACTGCATTGAATTTGAAAAAGGTTGGGTTAAGAGTTTTTGTCCTAAACAAATAACAATTGAACGTTACAACTATTGTGGTCCGTTTAAAACTGATATAGAAATGAGAGCGGAGTTATCACGTGTCAATGCAAGATCCTCTTAATACTGGTCCTATACAGCAGTTTATTCAACAAGTTAAACAGGCTGACTCTGGACAAGCAAGAGAAGTAAAACTTACTTTGCAACAGGCTAAAGGACTAGCATTTACACTAGGCATTGTAATGTCTAGGCTACAAGGCGATATGGAAAAGTTTGTAAAAGAAAATGCCAGCAAAGAAGAAATTGTAGAAGTACAACTGGACGGTGGAGATAATTGGTAACGCAATAGGAACTTAAACAAGGAGAATTATATGCATAAACTATTTACAATTATAGCAGTGTTGAGTATTATATCAACATCGGCTATGGCCCAATATAAAATTTTAGATCCTAAGACTGGCAAAGTACAAGGTCCAAGAGGAATTGAATATTTTCCTGTAGCAAAAGATGGTAGTGTCGTTTGGGATCGAAAAGCAATGCCAAATGACTTTGGTGGCTTTGGTGATAGAGAAAATGCTATAAGAAATCTACAATTACAAGGATTTAAAATAGGTGGCGATTTTATGAGAGGTGGTTCTGATTATTCTAAAGATACCACAGGTGCTTATGTTCCTAGGAAAGATGCAGAAACTAATGATTGGCAGGTAAATGTAGTAGTGCCAGCAAACAAACAAAATGCCGCCAACGAGGCATACTATAAGAAGTTAGAAGCAAAAAAGTTAGAAGCAAAAAATAGTACAAAGAGTAAGAAAGAAAAAGTTGTAGAAGTACAACTGGTCAGTGGAGATAATTGGTAACACTATGACAACACATGCAATGATTGATCTTGAAACCCTTGACGTATTGCCAACTGCAACTGTATTAACAATTGGTGGTGTTAAGTTTAATCCAAATGAAATAAGCGAACCTACACAACCATTCTATTATAGATTTAATGTAGACGAACAACTTGATAAAGGTCGAACAACTTCTGAAAGCACATTAGAGTGGTGGGGCAAACAAGCAGAAGATGTACGTGAAGAAGCACTAGGTGATGGAAATCGTACGCCTGTGTTAGAAGTACTACAAGCATTAAACAAGTGGTGTGTTGGTGTTGATACTATTTGGTGTCAAGGACCGGCCTTTGATATTGTTATACTAGAAGATATGTTTAGATCATATGATCATCACGTTCCTTGGCCGTTTTGGAAAATTAAAGATAGTAGAACATTATTTGGCATTATGCCAACAGATCCACGCAAAGCAATTAACTTTGCCGCACACAATGCATTAGAAGATTGTAAAGTTCAAGCATTATGTGTACAACAAACAATTAAACAATTAGGTCTACAACTTAGATAACTGCTACTTTAACCTTTTAAAAAGATAAATATATACGTATATAATTAAGAGGATGCAACGCATGAGTAGACCAAAGCCAACGGTATTACTAGAATACGTGAATAAAAAAACATATCGATCTGAACAAGTATTAGAAGCCGAAGCCATATGGGCTGTTTTCCATAAAGGTAAACCTTTTAATTTAAAAAGTTCAAATATGTTAACAAATTATCCTGGACCAAAATATAAAAAAACTAGTTTCTCAAATCCAGGCCATGCACATAATTTATCAAGCAAATTAAACGAAATGTTTAATTCTAAAGACTTTAAAGTTGTTATGTTAACATCAGGTGAGATAGTTACAGACGCATGAACTGGAAAGAAACATTTACTAAGATCTTTTTAAAGCAAGCCGATATTGCAATATCAGATGTTACTATGACAGAATACATGTCATCTTGGTGGCAGAATACAAGAGTTAAAAAGACAGGTGGATTGCGGCTAACTGATGCAGGTTTAGAATTTATAAAAACACGTCTTGAATTAACTACTTTTGATATTCCATTTCCAAAAGATTTTGAACTTACAACTAATACAATAATATGGTTAGATCAATTTATTGATTGTCCTTATTGGTTATGTAAATATAGCATTGAAGTAACGGACGAAAAGAAGGCACTTGAACTACATCTTTTTAGTGGCGATGTAAAGAAGTATGGTTTAACAAAAGCATTAAACAGACAAAATAAAAGTGATTAATAAATACAGTAGTATAAACTAAGAGAAAATATTATGGCATATTCAGAAAAGGTAATGGACCATTACGAAAATCCTCGTAATGTTGGCAAGTGGGAACCTAGTGATAACATTGGAACAGGAATGGTAGGAGCGCCGGCTTGTGGTGATGTAATGCGCTTGCAAATTAAAGTAGAAGATAACATAATTACTGATGCTAAGTTTAAAACATACGGATGCGGTAGTGCTATTGCAAGCAGTAGTTTACTCACTGAATGGGTTAAAGGAATGACATTAGAAACAGCAGGCGAGATACAGAACTCCGAACTTGCTACTGAACTTGCTCTACCTCCAGTAAAGATACATTGCAGTGTACTAGCAGAAGATGCTATCAAAGCCGCTATTGCAGATTACAAATCTAAGTGATAACAATTACTGATGTTGGTGCAGAACGTGTAACCGGCTTTTTAGAAAACAGAGGCAAAGGCCTAGGACTTAGAGTTAAGATAAGAACTACTGGGTGTTCGGGGTATGCATATGTGCTAGAGTTTGTTGACGATGTTAATGACGATGACACAGTGTTTGACTCAAACGGCATAAAGATTATTGTTGACAACAAGTCACTAATAATGATAGACGGAACTCATTTAGATTATGTCAAAGAAGGACTAAACGAAGGGTTCCAATTCAAAAATCCCTGGGAAGACGCTACCTGCGGTTGTGGCGAATCATTCACTCTTAAAAAGTAAATCCATTACATTAAGTACCAAAACAGGTTGACATTCCCACAAATATAGTGTATTATATATACATACTTAGAAATAACGTATGGCACTGATACAAACAAAAGAGGAATATAACATGGAATCTGTAGTACGCACTGTAACGCCAAATGGCGCAAAGAAAAGTATTGTTAGAGCATTTAAGAAAAAACGCCCTATCTTCCTATGGGGACCTCCAGGCATTGGTAAGTCTGACATTGTAGGGCAAATTACCACTCAATTAAAAAAATCACATCTTATTGATATTCGACTATCTTTATGGGATCCAACAGATATTAAAGGTATTCCGTATTATAATGCAAATGATAACACTATGGCATGGGCACCGCCAGCAGAACTTCCTACAGCAGAATTTGCGGCACAGTACGATAACATTGTACTTTTCCTAGACGAAATGAACTCGGCGGCTCCAGCAGTACAAGCGGCGGCCTACCAGTTAATTCTTAATCGTCGTGTAGGAACTTACAAACTTCCAGACAATGTACTAATTGTTGCGGCAGGTAACAGAGAAGCAGACAAAGGTGTTACTTACAGAATGCCTGCTCCGTTAGCAAACAGATTTGTTCACTTAGAATTAGCAGTAGATTTTGATGATTGGTTTACGTGGGCTGTTGAAAACGGTGAACACAATGACGTTGTAGGTTATCTTACATTTAGTAAGAAAGACCTTTATGATTTCGATCCAAAGTCACCTAGTCGTTCTTTTGCAACGCCACGTAGTTGGTCGTTTGTTTCAGAATTGCTTGAAGATGACGATGACGAAAACACCACTACTGACTTAGTAGCAGGTGCAGTAGGAGAAGGGCTGGCTGTTAAGTTTATGGCTCACCGTAGAGTTGCGGCGAGTATGCCTAATCCAACTGAAATCTTAGCAGGTAAAGTTAAAGAAATGGGTACTAAAGAAATCAGTGCCATGTATTCCTTGACAGTATCCTTATGCTATGAACTCAAACAAGCATCAGATAAGAATAATAAAAAGTTTGATGACATGGTTAATAACTTCCTGCGCTTTGCAATGGATAACTTCGAAACAGAACTTGTAGTTATGGGCATTAAAGTTGCTATTACACAATACCAACTTCCAATTGATCCAGACGAAGTTGCATGTTTTGATGAATTCCATGAACGTTTTAGATCGG